ATGGACTTCTCCAAAATAATAACTACTCGCCCTGACGATGAAAAGACACTTGGAGAATTGAAAGAAGAGGTTGCCTACTTACGTGCAGAAAATGCTGTGCTAAAAAAGTTGGAAGAGTTGGAACAAATAAAACGACGGCAAGCAAAGAAAAAACGTTAATTGTTTTAGCTCTGAAAGAGAAATATCCCTTGAAATACTTGCTTTATGCAACAAAGCTTGCAAAAAATGTGTTTTATTATCATGTTAGAGAGTTAAAAAAACCAAAAGAATATACAATCGAACTCGAACGTATTGAAAAGATTTATCATGAACATAAAGGTCGCTACGGTTACAGGCGCATCCATTTAACACTGAAAAATGAAGTAGTTACATTAAATCACAAAACGGTTCAGCGATTAATGGGATTACTGAATTTAAAATCGACAGTCAGACCGAAGAAATATCGTTCATATCGGGGAGATGTGGGTAAAGCAGCGCCTAACTATCTCAAACGAAATTTTAAAGCGACTAAACCGAATGAAAAGTGGGTAACAGATGTCACTGAATTTAAAGTGAATGAACAAAAAGTGTATCTATCACCGATTATTGATTTATATAACCAAGAGGTTGTGGCTTATAAAGTGGCTAAAAATGCACGTTTAACGTTGGTGACAGAAATGCTAAAAAAAGGGCTATCTCAATTAGGAGAAGCTCAAAAACCACTCTTACACAGTGATCAGGGTTGGCAATATCGACACAAGTACTACCAGAAACAGTTAGCGGACAATGGAATTAAACAAAGTATGTCAAGGAAAGGTAACTGTTTAGATAATGCCGTTGCTGAGAATTTTTTTGGTTTATTGAAATCGGAAATGTATCATGGATATCGTTTTCGAGATGCTGATGGACTGATTGATAAAATTGGCGAATACATAGAGTATTACAACACCAAACGGATTAAAACCAAATTAAAAGGCCTGACTCCGATTGAATATCGAAATCAGGCCTTACAAGCCGCTTAACTAAAAGTGTCCAACTTTATGGGGTCACTTCATTCTATAGCGGCTTTATTTTGATAGAAATTAAGGTTTTTTAGGCCAATCAATATCAGGTGCGGTTGATGTATCAACACGGTTTAACAGAACGCGGTATTTTTTCCATTCTTGGAGTGCTGCTGTTTCAGATTCTGTTGCTAAGTCAACGTCAGCCGCCTCCTGCAAATACGTGATTGTACCATTCGCTTCATTCAATCGCTGGGCTTTTTCGTTGTCAGCTTCGGCAACTAAAGCGATTTTTTGCGCGTCTGTATCAGTGACCCATTGTTTTCCATCCCATTTATCGAATTCCGTTTTCGGTTCTAAAAGTGTGAGTGTATCGGGTAAATCACCGATAAAATCTATCTCTGTTGGCTGACGTGTTTCAGTGCTGTACGCAGTTTTACCGCTATGGTCTATGACATGTAACCATGACAGCTCATCAGCGCTTCGAACAATTGCAATGTCTTGTTTTTCAGGTAGCTCAGGGGCATCTAAATAAGCACCCGCCGGTAAACCAGCACCAATTGTAATATGTTCCATCGTTGCGCCCATATACTCACGCGTTGTCTCATTGATGTAATAGGTTTTTACCCAACCTGTCTGTGACACATAACCATCTTGACCGATTTTGCCTTGATTAATTTCTAAATTATATTTGTTCATTATGCTGCTCTCACGATATATAAAAATGCAATGTTACGAGGACGGTTTTCGTTTGCGGTTGGTACTACATTTGATGCTTTGAAGTTTAATTTGTACTGGTCTTTACCTGAACCATTGGGACTCATAGCATACGCTACATTACTTCTGTCGCTGAAAGCACCGCCGCCACTCAAATTAATCCCCTGAATGTCCCCTGTAATATTTCTTATCGCATCGCCTTGTGCTGATAACACTGTACGAGCACTATCAACATTACGACCTGCATCAAGCCCACGAATAAACTCGCCTCGTAAATCAGGCAATACACCTGATGGATAAGCGAGTGCTAAAAGAGGGTAAGTTGCTTTATTGAACGTTTGACCATTACAAATTAAATATCCCGTTGGTGCTGTAGTTTGAGGCCAAGGTAAAGGAATTCCAACGCGACAATCGCTAAGATGCTCTGCTGTTCCTGAAGCTTTTAAATAACCGTTACGATCAACTGTAGTATTTGCTTCGTTATAATCAACTTTCCACTCCCCCCAAGAACCATTATCAAAAGAACGCCTATAAGTTAGTGGCAGTAAAGCACTTGCTCTAAAGCAAACTTGAGTCGAGTTAATTGAAGTTTGCATGTGAATTAAGCATAAATACCCTGCTCGCACAGGTAATTCCGGTTGTTCACTTGATGAATTTGTATAGATACCTGTTTTATTAATTAAATCCCAATTATTACTTGTTATTAAATTTGCACCGATCCCATAATCACCAGCTCTTGCTATTTCCTTATCACCAATTAACGCTTTACCACCCGCGGTTAATTTTAAAGTTATTCCGGAGCGTGTATTACTAAACACAAAATCATTTGTTGCGTTTGTATAACCAATCAATCCACGTCGATTACCTGATGAGTCAAGAAAGCCAATACTATGTGGCTGATTGTTATCTGTATTTTGAAGTCCTATAGCTTGGCCACTAGCAGTAATTATCCCCCCAGCTTTATCAAACTTCTTATCAAGACCATTAGTGAGCACTGCATTTGTCGCATAGTCACCTGCCGGTTGATAATTGCCTGCCGGTGCATAGTTACCTTTGGGCTGAAACTTGGTGTCAGATTCTGTCTTGTTGTAATAATTACCTAACCCCAAAAATACACCTAACGTTGACCACGATGCCTGCGATTTATCAGGCTGCTCACCTTTAGTTTCTTTAATCGAAACATAGATAACGCTATTAAATTGAACAATGGCGGTTTTTGGGTAGGAAAGCGTGGCATCCCACTCTGCCACACCACGCTGCGTCAGATACATCAACCACTCATCGGTACGTTGACCTATTGCATTAAACCACTCAAGTGGCGGCTTGCCTGCGGTTCTATCAAGGGTGATCCCCCAGCCACGTAATACATCTGGAAATGTTTCAATCTCCCCTGTTTTCGCATCTTGCGCGAAAATTTTTAAGTCTGGCTTTTTAATGACTGACATTCATTAACCTCGTGAATTTTCCATCGTTAAAACCAAAGGCATGCAGATCACTTGACCAACCAAATGGATGCGTATCGGTAATGACGAGATATTTATAACTAACACCTATCGGTCTAGATAAGATGTCGAGATTTTTAATTGCATAAAGTCGAAATGGCGTTAAATAATTGGCTGCAATCACCACATTCATCGTCATATCATCGTTATCAATAACAAAAGATTGCTCACTGAATAAATGAGCAATGGAATAACTAATGTTGGCAATATCAGGTCGCTGGTAATTCTTAATAATTTTCGCTTTGATAAAGAAACGATAGTCTTCATCATCCAGTACTGATGAACCATTTAATGAATCGCCGTAGCGATATAGCACGCCGACATCAAAGGGTAAGGCGCCCTCAACGCCTAAAAAGCCAAAGTAATCTTTTGGAACGACTGATTTCATGACACGGCTGATACCAACGTGCTTGCCAATTAAATCAAGCCCATAACCTGAAGCCTTATTCACATCGAGCACCTCGGCTAATTGAATAACCGACTCGAATGCGGCTCGTGTTTCAGAAAGCAAAAGCCCGACAGTTTGTCGGGCTTTCGGTTTCTGGCGATATTGCCAAATCAGGAAATCTTCACCTTGTTTACTCAATCAGCACCTCCACATCTTCAGGGCGGATCACGGCACATTGGCGAAGGTTTACTGACACCCTTTCTTGGCCATTTACCGTAATACTTTTGATATAAAAGCCTGGTACTTGATTGACCTGACAAATCAAACGTGTCGCATATACTGCTTCACCGATAGCAAATTCTGTCTCCGCTAACAGTGACTTAATACTATCAGTATCAATATCATGGAAGCCGCCCACGCGTTCAATTAACAACTTCACTTGAATATTCACTGGCTGTGCCCGATCAAATTTGACTGTGCGCATTCCCCCCGCATAGTGTTGTGTATTGCTAATGCTGCCGAATACGCCACAACCGCCAATTTTCTTTTTCAAGATCGTTAAACCAATCGCATCATCACTTCCTCCAATCACGACTGCATTTAATGAGTGAGGTGGAATACCTTTCTCATCAGTAAGATGGGTGAAGTTTTCATAAACACGCGCTTGTTTCACATCGGGTAAATCCAATAACGCACCTTCTAGTCCTTTATAGTCATCATGGTTATTAATCGAGTGTGAACGCATAAACCGCAACAATAAGTTGCCATCCGTTTCTGTGAAAGCACCTTCTTTGGCCGCTTTAGTGGTCATCACTTTGTCAATTCCGACAGTGACCGTATCCATCGTTAACATTTTCTCTGCCGCAAGCGAAAAAGCGCCCAATTCGCTGCTACGCATATTCACCCTAGCCGATCCCGTTGGGCCTAATATCACTTCACTGGTCGTTACCCACCGAGCACGGTTGTCATCGGTAAAACGGCTGCCTTTTGCGACAACCGTGCCCTGCTTACCTGTAATTACCACATCATCAAGATAGCTATATTCCGCACCACGACGCACAATCCCTGCATACATCGCCCGCTGTTCCAGCCATGAGCCCATCGCTTTATAGGGATCTAACATCTGTACTATCATTGCAATAGCTTGATTAATGTTATCTATTTCCTTAGAGAATAAACCTATCATCTGCCCATCAGGGGTGTCGGCATCAAGGTTGATATCATCGCCATAGATTTGTTTAAACCCTGCGGTTAACCGTTGATGGACATGGGTTAGTCGATCACTCACTATGCCTGTTTCAGTTATTTGGAGCATCTGTCGTTACCTCCGTTTTGTGACCATAAATATCGATATATGAGACAGAGATCGTAATTAACCGTGTATCTGGGTTGAGTTGAATATCAAACGCAGTGATCTGCTCCACGCCTTGGGTATTTAACACACTGTTTTTGATTTCTGATTCCATCACCGCTAAGTTCGGATTTTTACGTAAATAATCAAACCATTTGATGCCATGGTCTCGATTAAGAAACCAATCTTTATTTAATGACAGCAAGCGTGTCAGTACTGATTGCGAAATAGCGCTCGATTGTCCGCAATAATCTGTGCGCCCTCGACCAAAACACCAATCATGATTGTCATCAAGCCTTCGTACTTTCATTAATTAGGTCCTCCGGTATTTCCTCCACCGGTCTGCACACCACCATGCGTATGCGTATCGCCAATGTTTTTACCATTATGTTTCAGTGTGCCACCTGATGACTCACTATTACCCTCTACTGAATGATCGCCTTTAATCAAAGTATTACCTTCCAATTGATAATTACCTTGATGCTGGATATCACCTTTAATGATTATTTTTCCTGCTTGTATACGAATAAATGTTGAGCCATCATCGGTTTGTAATGACAGCGCATCATGTGAATAATCAGGGATCTTATTGGGTAAACTGCTCGCTTGAGGTAAAAAAAAAGCATCTGACAAATCATGAAAGCGTTGATCAAGCGGCTGTGATTGCTGCCCAGACACATACCATCCATCAATACATCGCTCTGCAAAAATGACTAGCCCTTCATCGCCAGCAGCTAGAGGCACAGTCACACAAAACCCACCGCCACGATAAAAACCAATAGGGACATCCACCAGCGGAGGGAGTGCTATTACCTGCCCTTCTTTATTTATATGGCTGATCATTAATTCGACGGTCGCACTATGCCCATTGGATGAAATAATTTTAGCTGGTAGCGCAGTGTGAATTTCATAGCGTTGGTTCTGTGCATATTGATTGATAACATCAAGAAAAGTAGGTTGTTTCATAATTTAACCTTATTAAATTCACCACCAATACAAACTAATTTGCTATACCAATCCTTTTCCATAAAATCACCCATATGGCTAAGTTCAATAATCTTATAATCACCATTCAGTTCAGTAGTCATCGCATTAATGCGTACCAATGCACCTATTTTCAACGCAGGATTACACAAACAGGTGATAACTAAACCCGTTTCATTTTTTTCGGGCTTACCAATTAATCCTGTTTCCTGAGATAAAATAAAACCTTCGTTATCAGTAACCACTTTATTTTTAGGTAATAATGTTAATTGACCATCTTGCACAGACCAATCGGCTTGATTGTTTTTGGCTATTTTATGCAGTATTTCCCTTGCGTCCGTAAACATCACCTTACCACGAGGTAGTTGCCTATCATTAGGTAACTCCGTAATCCCAATCTCAATCCCCATTGCTTGGGCATTTTCTTTTAAAATATCGGCATCACTATTGCCTGCGGCGAGTGTTTTATTAATTAGCGACGAGGTATAAGCGCTAAAACCATCACCACAAGCCAATTCACAGATTAAATCTTCTGCACTCTCCGTAATTTTTGCATCAATAATATCGCCTGAATAAATTAAACGCAGTTCATCATAACCAACAGAAAGCGCCACTCGATTAAATACTTTGCTAGTGAGTAAATTACGATGTGATGTATTGAGATTATAAATACGAATAATTGCTGGATTAGGCTCTGAAGATAATGTTTTTTTAACATCAAAAGTTACTCTTAAATTAGTGACTTCAAATGCCTCATCTTGATTACCAATAACTAATTTAAGCTGTCTGCCAAATTGTTTCATGCCAGACTCCTTTATCAACGATATAGAGTAATAACCGTTCACCTAATTCATTCTGAGCGATTGCATTAATACCAAAACGTGATTTATCACTGAGTAGAAAAATAAAAGGTAAATTTTTTTCAATTAAAGACGGGGCATTGACTGCTAATCCTTGCATCTGTGTGATCATTCGATTGTTATTTGCATCAAACAAATCAAATTGCCACCCTTTTGAAAGTTGGTTGTAATACAGTGTTAAGCGTAGATTCATGCCAAATACAGTAAATAATTGCTCTTGGATTGGCTCATTTGATACTGGTATTTTATATATCATGACGTTATTCCTAACATTATAGATGTGTCCCGAGAGGAATTAACCGCCTGAAGTTCAGGTTGTGTTCTACCCATATTACTTTTCTGTGGTTGCTGCTTTAAATCAGGATGTAGCCCAGTCACAACTTGACTTTCAACAATAAATATTTCTTCCAGATTTAAAACAAAATCAGCGCTGCGGGGGTATCTTGTGTCGTGCTAATACTGGTTAGCACCATATTTTTATACAGCCTGATCCCCGTTTGTACATCAATGGGTTGCCCCATTCGTTGGATCGCTAACAAAGATTCATAAGCACGCCCTGCGCGATCTAACGTTTGTGAACTGTCGGCAAACGGTTTCAATGCATCGGGGTACCAAGGTGCGATCACCTTTTGAGTTTTATTTGCCAACACACGACCAACGGTCATATATTGAGCCAACATTGCTTCTGCCTGCCGTATCGATGAGGATATTTCTAATGGCAAAGGATAGTCATCCATGGCATCTGTATCCAACCCCAACAGCTGATTAAAATAGTTAGCGGGTTCATAACCCACGACTTTCCCCGTGATAGTCAGCGATTTGGGTTCAAGTACCGCATGATCAGCAATATCAGCCCCTGATTCGACAGGATTTTTTGTCACTCGCAGCGAAGAAGTATGAGATTCCCGAATGGTACAATCAAACTCAAATTGGCCAATAGTTCGGGTGATCACGGAGGCGCGCCCCGTAAATATTCCACTTGTGATATCCATAATCTGTATCCAATAAAAAAGCCACAATGATGTGGCTATTGTATTATTTAAATATCTAATTAATTGCTATGAGCACTTTGCAGTGAGCGATATAAAACCTGAGTCAGATTATCATTGATCCCATTAATGGCTAACGATGCAGCCTGATAAGGATCTGAGCTCATTACATTTTGTTCAACATTCACACTGCCTTGATTAACAATAATATTTTTATTGTTGCTTGTAGTAACATTAGATAAATTAGGATTTGCCAAGTTTTGAGCAATTAATTCCCCTGTTGCATTTGAAATGTTCAGTAAACTATTTTCGCCTTGTTTGTCTTCACTGAGTATTCCAAGCTTTTGTAGCCCTGACGTAACCCCTGAAATAACCCAACCAAACTTTTCATTTACCCATTTAAACGCGATATCAAACGGTTTTTTAATTAACTCGGTAACACTGTTAAACGTATTCGCAATATCATCAATAAACTTATCAATATCGGTATTACTAATATTGAATATCTCTTTAATATATTGCCAACCAGCCTCAAATGGTTTGATCAGATAACTGGCAATGGCATAAAATATTAAGCCTAACTTCTCAGTCCATGAAGTTGAGTCATCTGTAAAAATGGCAAACAATGCATTAATTAATGCAAACGCATTTTCAAAAGGTGCGAGTATATAGTGAGTGATCGCTAGGAAAATTTTCGATACATTATCAACAACAGATTTAACAGCATCAACCAACCAATCAAACAGCGCTAATGCAGATGTTTTAATGATGTTCCAAACATTGCTGATCACTTGAACCATCATATTCCACATCACACCAAAAGATGCGACAAATCCAATAAAGTATTGTTTTAATCCCTCCCATATTTGTATTAAACCGTCAGTCATGCCTTTCCATGCTTCAGACATCATGGTGGTATTACCGCTAAATAAACCTACAAGTAATTTAAAAGCATTACTGATATATTTAAAAAAACCACCAAAAATCATGGTCACACCCTCAAACATGAGTGACCACGCAGCAGCCATAGCGTCTAATAATGCTTTATTTTCTGTATAAAATGTATTCCACCAAGCCAATACCGACTTTATCCACTCAACAGCAGGAGCCCAAAAGCCGGCAAATAGTGATTCACCGCCATTTAGGTAAGCCATAAAATCGCCAATCAGTACCATTAAACCGGCAATCGCCGCGACAACCCACATTACAGGATTGGCGACAAAAGCCATCAACATGGACTTTTTAAATATGGCCAAAACAGCCACTATACCTAAAATGGTTGCTTTCCAACCAATTGTATTTTCAATTAATTGGCTAATTGCGCTAACGGTATTGCGGATCATCAATATCGCTTTTGAGCCCCATTTCACAACTTGGGTTAACCCTTCAGCGATTAATTCCTTATTTACACTCAACCAAGCGTTAAAATCGTCAATGACCGCGGTTAAATTTGGCAATAATCCCAACGCTATTTTGGCTTTTATCGCGTCTATGGATAATGCTGTTTTCTGTGTTGCGACTTGATATTCATCGGCTTGCTGTAGCTCTTTTTCTGAAATGTCAAATAACAGATCTTTTTGTTGAGCGAGATTTTTTACCCCCTTTACCGTGCTATCAATAAACCCCATAAAACGGTTAGCCACAAAATCGACCGCCATAGCGAGCGTAGAGAGTACCGCTTTAAAATTATCAATTGTCAGTCCAAAACCTTTAAGGTTTCTTTTTACCTTGCTAATTGTCTCTGCAATTGAAGCCGCCGCCGTGCCGAGGGCAGTGACGACACCTTTTAATTGCGCCACTTGCTCGACCTCAAAGCCGAGTGTGGTGAGAAGCTTTTCTATTTCCATTCTCTGCCCTCTGCTGTGACAACAAACGCTCGGCATAAGCTTCATGAAAATCAAGCACATCGCCGAGCGTTGCTGTCGTTCGAAGATCGTGACCGGTATAGATGCCTTCCATAATGGGTAGCATTTTCAACCAGTCAACGTCCGTTATGCCGTCAGACTGACCAAGCTGGGCATATTTACTTTGGATGCGACTCCATCGGGCAAAAAATCAGAAAAGTGAAATATCAAACCATTCACAATTAATGGATAATAATGTGAACGGTAAGTATTAAAATGCGTATTAAACACATCTACTTTATCTAATTGAATCAGATTATTATCGACATCTTTCGCCGTCACCCACTTTAAAATAAATTTTTCCACTCCCTGCATATCTGGAGAGCCAATATTGGCTAAGACACCGCCCACATCAATATCAACGTGCTCGCCATTCATCGCAATGCAGCCTTTTAACATACCCAATAATTTCATTGCGTGACTTTTGGCTTCGACAAAATTGCTATGGCGATGCTCATAAGTAATGTTATCTTTTTCCATCAGTTAAACGCTCCTTTACCTAGTTTGGTGATCACGCGTTCAAATTGGATCACCCATGATTGCGCGTTATGGGCCGAGCCACGAGATTGGGTTGGCGGTGTTGTGAAAAAGCCAACATGACCAACAATTTCATCACCATTCCAAGTATCTTTAATATACAGTTCTAGCGGTGCAGGCGCAGACTGGCTGCTTAACATTTGATTGCGTAAGTTAGATAAAAAATGGTTGTCCGCTGAATGTTGCAATAGCTTCATTGTCAATGTACCTGATTGGTTGCCACTAAATACGTAAACACCCCGCCCATTGGCACCGAAGGTCCATGCACCATCATCACCGACAGGCGCAATAGATAAAGCATCAGCAGATTCATCAAATGCGGTAAATTCGTAACCATTGATGCTAACCATCAGACTTTTATGATTATATACAGACATAGTGACCTCTTAACGATTGAATTGAATAAGTAAATCCGCAGAATGACCCGCACCTGCTAGCTTGATAGCGCACATAATTGGCATCATTTTGCGTGCTTCACGATCAGCTTGTGACTGAACATCAAAACTGTCCGAATAAAAATAAAAACCTTCATCTAGACGATCGCCAAAGGTGATTTCACCAATGTCATTGCCCCGCCAAATTCCACCCGCTAAGAAACCATTACGATTGAATTCATTGCCTATAACGGTCAAAGAACCAATTAACATTGCTTGCCCTTTATCGGTTTGCGCAATTTTAGTTGGACTTGCCTGTAAAGTAGTAAAAGCTTGTTTTTGGCATGCATCAATGAAAGCATCTAGCCCCATCACTTCATCAATAAACGTACCGCCGAGCATAGTCCCTTCGGCTAACATATTGATACCGTCATAGTCTGTGTAGAAATTTATCCCTAAGCGACGACATTTTTGTGCCTCATCCTGTGTGACGCGGTCGTCGGAACGCACGGAAGTTTGCTGCTTAAATTTGACCGTTTTCGCGGTATTTTGCCCCTGCCAAGTGGTTGACACCGCAATAGCCAGTAACTCAGCTGCCGCATGGTCGTCACCGGTCTTATTGAATTGCACCATTAAGCGACCACTGTTTTTGTCATACAATTTTTTGAGTATATTGCTGTTTTGCCACTCAATTTGTTCATCACGAGTTGCGGTATAAGCCATGACTTTTAAGTCAGCAGCACTAATCCAAGCATGAGCATCTTCAAGCTGCTCATCAGTGAGTTGATCCGCAAAATAGACGCCGTACCAGTTTTGATAGCTATTTTGCAACTGATGCAATGCCTCAGAAGGCTGCTCCGCATTAATGATCTGAGCGGCAGAACCAATACTCAACGTGGCTTGACCTTCCTCTAATTTCAGTAAATGGCCAATGTAACTGCCGTTTTCGGCTGGAGTCACATAACCTAACCGAGTTTTTGCATCAGCACCGGCAGTTTTTGCTTCAATAATCATTCGATTACCAACTTCGTCCCACTTAGTTTGTAGATTGCTGCCTTCAGGCAATTGAGCATCAATCACTTGCGCAATATCGCTAAAATCGATCGCTTTACTAAAATCAAGATCTGCCAGCACCGCTTCTTGACCCGCAATATTTAATGTCATGGTTCCATCAGTGATCTGCTTCAGTGTATTAACACCAATCGACAATGTAGAACCTTTAAGCGCATTTGCTGTAGCTGCAATTTCTTGTTTTTCTTTTGCAAAACGGGCAATCATCGCACGTTTTAATTTTGGGCGAGCAGAAAACAGCGCTTGAGCAGCTTTATATGTCGATGAATGAGAGCCAAACAAATTAGCGACGTCTTGCTCATTAGAAACAAATAGATAACGTGATGTGGCATCCGTAAATGCATTACCGACCTCAGAAGTAAAAATAGCCACCATACTCAGATCACGGCGTTGTGCTGCCGCTGCCTGTGGCAGAATTTGTGCATTAATGATCTCTTTAATTGATAAACTCATATTGATTCCTTTAGAGTAGTAATAATCACCGATTCACCATGAGTAAGTGATGATTCGATACGATGAATATGTGAAAGTGTTAAATTCAGTTGTGTTGTTTGTGGTTTTCCTTCTATTGGATCTTCTGGGTAATGTTTAATCGCCGATTCACACACAAACCCTCCTCCCATTGCTTTAAATAATTGTTGAGCAATGTAGGTTTGTAATTGCGTAGATAAATCTTCGATAAGCAAATAACAACGTTCCCCATAAGCTTTAATTGCAATCATGGTTTCACGTGTTGACGTGATAATTTCGCGGTTATTTTCCGCATCAAACTTGTTCTCTATTCCAATAGGTTCAGATGTCAGCGGAGTGACCGTAATAAATTGATTCCATGCAGATGTATCAGTGTAGGTGCTACCATCAATAACTTGCTTTTCAGGAAGTTGAGTTAACATTGCGATCACTTGTCGCACCTTACTGATATCAAGCCTTGAAAGTGTATTTGTTGTCATATTTCATTCCAATAATGGCCAAGTCACAGACGTACGAAATCGCCTATCTCATCATGTGAATAGATAGCTTTTTAGGTAATCCCTCAATTTACTTTTTATTTGGGAGTTGGATATTACTTAATGTTTGTCGCTGTTGTTCAATTAACTTGAGCGCTTTTTTATCTAAATTACATAACTCGATAACAGTTAATAATGTCTGATTAAGTAATAATGACTCTCCCCAAGTGAGTTCACTTGGAATAATAGGCGGTAAGCAATCATTGAATAAATAATCAGGGATACTGACTTGAGGTATTTGAATATATTCTTTGTGAGTGTTGGCGCAGCGGTTAGCAGCATCACTAGGCACAAGCTGAGTAGCACACTCATTATGGAAAAACGTTTCTTTAATAATTTGTTTATTCCTTTCAGAATAAATAATCGCGGCCTCTTTTTGTAAAAGATTGTGGTTTGCAATGTCATTAATCTTTGATGAAAGTTTTAAATTAATATCAAATATAAACTGCTGAACTAATAACTGATGATTTAATAAAGTATATTTTTGCGTTAGTTTTTCATAATCATTAATTACCCACCATAACCAAAAACTCAATATAAGACTACTTGCCATAAATAGTTTTTTCATAAATCATGCAGGATAAGCTTGGTGTGATAATTGAAAATGAGGTCCATCTTTAAAATTAACCCAATCACCACCCCATTCGATATCTACCTTTAATTCTTCAGCCGCTTTTTTCATAGCCACAGCAACTTGTGCAAATTTAGACCAATCATCCCACGGTATTTCGCGGTTAACAATAGGAGCGCAATCAATAGCATGTCCTGTTAAATGACGACTGTTCATGGTTTTACTTTTTCCACTGGCAAACAACTGCCTTTGGCGAGCTTCATTACGTTTACCTTCAATAACCATAAAATCAATATTAGATAATTCTAAAGCACGACGCACAACTTTAACTAAATCAGGATGCACGCCACGTAGATTTTCTTCACTACGTCGACTCAATAAAAATTTACTCATAATTAAACTCCAAATCGTTTTTTATAAATTGTATAATGAGTTCAATAAGACTATAGAGTTTCTTCGTTCCTAAAAAACCCACAACAACCCCACAAAATTCAGCTAACAAATCCCAAGCCTCTGTATTGCCACTCTGCGCTAACCACCATTCAAGAAAACGGATAGTCCCAACACTGAGTAGACCACACATTAGTGCTTCACCTAAAGATTGCTTCCATAACATACCTTGTTGACGCTCTCGGATATAAGCCACTAATGCAGCAAAAGCAAAACCACCAATAAAAGGTAAATAGGATTGTAGCCATCGAAAAACAGATTCCCACCACTCATATTTATCAGGCATACATACATTCACTTTAAAATATTATTTTGCATATAAGTTTGACTAATCTAACTCTTTGATAAATTTAATCTAGATTTTCAGTGATTGTTACCAATACAATAATCTCCTGATGAACCATCAATTTTTATCAATGACTTTCATTTAGTCGATATTAAATAAGATATACATAACATATTTAAATGTTATTAATAAATTTCAGTTTTAACAGATTAACGCCATTTTTGCGCGCGCACCAATCTCTTTTTTAGATAATAGAAACGGGACTCAATTAGCGGTTACCTTTCTATTAGTGAAAAGCGCGCATCCAATACGAAAAAAGCCCCTTATCAAAGGAGCTTTATATTTATCATATTAATTTCAGTTTTAGCAGATTAACGCCATTTTTGCGCGCGCACTAGTTTGTCTGATTGTGATAATGGTTGTTTGCAGATAACATCAATATCTAGTTGAATATTTAATGTTTCTAGGCAACCTAAAATAAAACTTTCTGCGATTTGGATCCTTTCGCGGATTTCGCCTTCACGAATTTTATATTTACGTCCAATTGCTCTCTTTGAATGCCCTTTAACATAAAAGTCTTCAATATAGCTACGCTCCCTTTCCATACCTACCAAACCTAATTTAGAGACGCATAAATCAATGACCAAACCATCTTCATCACTACACATTGGCCTATTGCTTTTTGTATATGACACTAAATCACGAAAGCCCGCCGCAACAGATGACCAGCCTATCGAAGCATAATGTTCCCCACACGACCAACCTCCCCAGTAGGATAAAATTTGCTGTATATTTCTATTCATCATTTAAAGGGCCTCTCTGCATCACTCATCTTTAACAACCCGCTACTTGCCAATTTAAGGTCATTTTTCGAACAAATCGTTTTAACAATATTGATTGTATTTAACTACCATGATATTTGTTTGTCAAATACAATAAAAATTGTATTATGAGTAGTAAGAGAATTTTCATTATTTTAACGAGGGTTACCCTATGTCTTTGGCTAGTAGGATCCGGCAACGCCGGCAAGAATTAAACCTAACACAAACAGAACTCGCTGAACGCGCAGGTATTAGCCAGCAATCAGTTGAGTCGATTGAAAATGGTCGAACAAAGAAACCTAGAAACATCATCGAAATCGCAAAGGCACTTCAATCTCATCCGGAGTGGTTACTAAACGGTAAAAGCATCATGCCTATGTCCGAAGTCAACTCCCGTCGTGTCCCACTTCTTAGCTACGTACAAGCTGGGCTATTCAAGGATGCAAATCCAATAACGGACTACGAAGGAAATTTTGAATATATATTAGTTGATGATGATATTAGTGCGAATGCATTTGCTTTACGGGTTGAAGGTGACAGCATGACACCTGAGTTTAAAGAAGGCGATATTGTGGTCATTGATACTGAGATATGGCCTAATCCAGGCGAATTTGTTTTTGCTAAAAACGGTGGCAATCAAGGTACATTCAAGAAGTATCGTCCAACAGGCATTGGCACAGGCGAGTTTGAGCTTGTTCCACTAAACCCTGATTATCCAACACTCAATAGCCACGACTATCAAATATCACTAATTGGCGTTATGGTTGAACATCGGATTTATCGCCGTAAAAGATAACGCTCTTCTCATCACTTCTTGTTTCCTTGCGGGTAATAGGCAAGGAAACATTGTGCTCCTGCTCAGTTTCCTTTCCTAAAACAATTAGATAAGTATAAAACAAAACAATTACTACATTTATAGTTTACATTTACTATTTTTATTGTATTATTGCGTCCATAGATACAACTTATATAGTAATAGGAGATTGTCATGGAGCTCAAACAAGCTATCAAAGAAAATACGCTCGCATTACGTCAGCTGATCACACTTTTACAGTCCCAACACTCCGCACCTGCTCATAACATCGAATCAATGATTGATTTTAATATACAGAAAAAACAATCTGTTATAGAAAACCAAGTCAACATATCAGCAAATATCGATATAGATTCATTAGATCTTAAACAAATTGTTGCACTGGCAGTATTATTTAAAGGTGATTTTGAGCAAATTAGCCAGCAACATATGGAAAAAATAATAGCCGCTATTCAAGGAGACAATATTGAGCAACTCCCCCAAATAAATGCATTGTATATGACATTAGCCAATTTAGAGCCTGTTACTCTATTACCGAATATGGCAGTGCATAATTTATGTATCGAAGTACTCGCAAATTGGACAAATTTAAATGGCATTGCCGAACGTTGTGAATATGCCCTTTCACTTATCGAATCGAAAAAATCACAGCGAATCAACCTAAAAAACAGATCCTCAAATATTATTTTCACAAGCAGAACAATTAATATTACAACTTGCTAAAAATGGCTTGCGTAATGAAGCCGTTGGAATTTTAAATCAATTTAATGCTAAAAAATTAGGGCAAGTTTCGGTAGAAAATTTACCTGAAATTATCTCTATTGCGAAAACATTACTAAATAACCAATAAATTCTTTTTACATCGAACTATACATAATTCGAGGTACTACTAAGTAGCAAGCGAACAAATCGCTAAGCACATGTAGGCGTGAATTTTTCTACCTTAACGCCACAATTTAAAATAGGTGAGTATCTCTATCTGTAATATTGGAGACTATATGTTAACTCAAAACAATGACGGCCCACTTTACTATCGTGCTGCTCGGGATGCTATTCGTTTAGAACGTTCAGGTAAATACTTTGAAGCTTCAAAGGCGTGGTCACAAGCTAATCGACTCTCACGCGTTTATCGTAATCAAATATGGTGTGAGCACCGAGCCAACTTTTGCTATATGCAAATTCAAAGAGAAAAATATAAACTTATGGATGAAGAATATATTTAAATTAGAATTTACATAACAAACACCCTATCCATGATTTTTTGATTTAACTCGCTATTATAAATTATAGCGAGTTAGTTATAATGGCAAATGATTATAGCTATCATTCTTAATTGACTTATTTGTTCTTATTTTTATCATCATAATAAATTCATTGATTGTTTATATGAAAAAGACTACAAAGATAAAAATTTTATTGTTAATCGAGAGTCATT